GATTGAACATTACATTAAAAAATTAAAACTTTCCGAAGGTCCAGTTGTTGTAAAAACCTTTTAAATAAAATACTTAAATTAAATTTAATTAAATCATGTCAGACGCAATTGTCAAAAATCTAAGCTTTGGTAAAGAAGCTAAGGATAAACTATTTGAAGGTATAAACAAACTCACAAAAGCCGTTAGTTCTACACTTGGAGCTAGCGGTAAACGTGTGATATTAGAAGATGGTGCAGGAAAACCTGTTATTACTAAAGATGGAGTAACTGTAGCTGATTCAATTATATTATTAGACCCTATTGAAAATATGGGTGCTACGCTTTTAAAGGAAGCTGCTAGGAAAACTGTTAAAGAAGCTGGCGACGGAACGACAACGGCTACAGTGCTAGCGCACTCAATTTTAAATGAAGCATATCCTAAATTAAAAGAATTAGGGGCTAGAAGCTTAAAAGAGGGTATTGATAGTGCTGTGCAAAAAGTTGTACAATATTTAGAAAAAAATTCAGTAAAAGTTACTGGTAAAATGATTGATCAAGTAGCTATTATATCCACTAATAATGATGAAAAGTTAGGAAAAATTATAGCTGAAGCTTTTAGATCAGTAGATGAAACAGGTATTGTTATGATGGAGCAGACTGAATTATCTGAAACTACTGCGGAATTAATAGATGGTATTCAATATAATCAGGGACTAACTAATCCTAATTTCATTACTAAAAAAGATAATAATACTGCGGAATTAGAAAAAGCGCATGTACTGCTTATAGAATCTCCCGTAGAAAACATAAGAAAAATACAAAGTATTTTAGAATACGTTATTAAAAATAATAAGCCATTATTAATAGTTGCTGATATGGATCCAACAGTGATTTCTGCTTTAGCAATGAATAAAATTAAAGGAAATATAAAAGTAAATGTAGTTAATGCTCCTACGTATGGAGTTAATAGAAAAGATATGTTTTCTGATTTAGCTATGTTAACTGGCTCTACGGTAATAAACGAAGATTTAGGGGATGATATGGATTTAATTCAACCCGAACATTTAGGGTTTTGTGAAAAATCAATTACTGATAATAATGAAACTATTATTAAAGTTTCTAATATTCCTGATGAAGTAAAAAATATAATAAAAAAACTTCAAGAAGAATTAAAAAGCACTACTGTTCCTCCTGAAATTCAAAGAATAGAAAAAAGAATAGCAAGATTATCCGCTAAAATTGCTAGTGTTAAAATAGGAGCGGATTCAAGTATTGAATTAAAAGAAAAATCAGATAGAGTGGAAGATGCTATTTGTGCCACTAAAGCTGCCATTAAAGAGGGTATTGTTGCCGGCGGTGGAGTTGCCTTATTAAACGCATCAACATTAATTAAAAGTAAAAGTAAAGCTGAAGACATATTATTAAAAGCTATTCAAGCCCCTTATACAACAATATTAGAAAATGCAAATCTTAATATTTTAGAATCTAATAAAAAAGGATGGGGTGTGGATGCTATTTCTGGTAAAGAAAAAAATATGATTAAATCAGGAATAATTGATCCTTTACTGGTAACCAAAACAGCATTAAAAAATGCAGCTTCAGTTGCAACTACAATATTGTCTACAGATTGTATAATTAATAATTTAAGAATTAATGAAAGCAATAGGTAGAAATTTAATAATAGAAAAAGAAAAGCAGGGATCTTCTAAAACAAAAGGCGGTTTAATATTATCTGAAACACAAAGAGAAGATTTAAGATATAATAAAGCTAAAGTTATATCAATAGGAAATCATATAGAAGGTATTAAAGAAAATGACTCTATATATTATGATAGGCATGCTGGCCATAATATTGAAATAAATAAAACAATATATCAAGTTATAAAAGAACAAGATGTAGTTATTGTTTTATGAAAAGATTTGAAGCTAAAGATCTTAAAGAGCATAATTTACTAAAGCATTATAGAATTATACGTAAATGGGCCGCAAGAAATAATGATTTAACAGAGTCTGATTTAGAGCTTTTAATATATTTAGATTGTATAGATTTATTTAGTAAAATAGATTTTAAAATGGGTGCATACTCATATAGCTGGGACAATAGAAGATGGAATAGATTATTAAAAAGCGGTTGGATAGTTGTTTGGCGCAAGAGAAATCATACTACGCAAAAATACAATTTATATAAAATTTCTTTTAAAGGCAAACATCTTATAAATAAAATTTACAAAATAATGCTCGGCGAAGAAGATGTTCCTACTAGCGATAGAAGAAACAAAATAATGAAAGGTGAAACTTATACAGATAAAGTTTTAAAAGTTTCAATTAATAATATTAATAAAGATAAACATAGATAATTATGAAAATCAAAGATCCAAAAATTCAAACTATTGAAAAAGCTGGTGTGGTCGGCGCAAATGCTGTATGGGATGGCCCTTTAGACACAGATGGCTTTCCTATGGGTAATGGTTCTAGTTCTGGTATTAATGGAATGGAAGTAAAAAAATTTCCAACTAATTATTCCGCAGGTCCTATTACTCAAAGAGCTAAAGGCATTAGGTAAAATGGAATTTTCTGATTTTAAAATGTATGGCATAAATACACTTGCATTAGGTGTAACTATGCTTGATATTGAAATTCCGTTAAAAATAATTCTTTTAACCGTTACTATTGGCTATACTATTGATAAATGGATGAAATTAAAAAAATAATATGGCATATACTCAGTTAAACTCTCCGCTGTTAAAAAAAGGTGATGCACCTTCTCGTAAAAAATCCAAAGGTTATTATGCTAAAGTAAAATCTGGGAGCGGCACAGGTTCTAAGGCTGGTGGAGGAATGACGGCAAAAGGTGTAGCTAAATATAGAAAAGATAATCCTGGTTCTAAACTAAAAACAGCGGTAACCACGCCGCCTTCAAAACTTAAGAGGGGAAGTAAAGCTTGGAAACGTAGAAAAGCTTTTTGCGCTAGATCAAAAAGTTGGAAGTCAGAGCGTGGCAAAGCAGCGCGCCGCAAATGGAACTGTTAAGCAAATAATAATTAAAAATAATAAAATGGGAAAAGCTGAAAAGTATAATTTAAAAGAGGCATATAATAAAAATCTTAATGATAAAGCAAGATTACATTATTTAGAAAATTACGAGCACGATTCTCACAGTAGAAAAGGTGGTTCAGGATCTTATACTGGAAATCACCCTAAATTTACTTCTCCTGTAGGTATGGCTGGGCAATTAACAGGGCAAATGCCTACACAAACAGGAGTTGCTCAACCACAAACTATTGTTGATCCTACGCAAATAGGAACAATTCCGGCTCAAAACATTATAAATGCTAACGCTGCAAATACTCAACCGCAATATTCTGCACAAGAACAAATTGCTATGGCTAATACAAGAGGATTAGTAAATGGAATCTAAAGGATTAGGCGATACTATAGAAAAAATTACTAAAGTTACAAGAATTAAATCTGTGGTAGATAGAGTAGCAGAAGGTTTAAATATTCCGTGTGGTTGTAATAAGCGAAAAGAAAAATTAAACAAAATATTTCCTTATAAATAATGGCTTTTAAAATAAACCCACCTTATTCTTTAGACAATACACCAATTTATACGGTAGATTTAGATAATAATGTGTTAGGTAAGGCCAATAACAATGGAACTATTATTGTAAATAAAAATTTAGATCCTAATGATTTAAAAAAAGTAATAGATCACGAAATGGTGCATGTAGACCAATTTAAAAGAGGTGATTTAGATTATGATGATAAAAATGTATATTGGAAAGGTAAAACTTATTCAAGATCTAAAATGAATGAAGGATCCCCAACCTTAGCCTGGGAAAAAGAAGCTTATAACAAAACCAATAAATAACTTAAAATTAATATTATGCCTAAAGGATTTGGATATGGCGGTGAGTCCGCTAATCAAGAAAAGAAAAATTTAAATAAAGACATGCCGGTGGTTAGCCGCGCTTCAGGTAATTCTTGGATGAATAAACATTCAGTTGCTGCTGGGTCACCTGTAGGAATGGGTGGATCTTACAAAGGCTCTGCTATAAAATTGCATGAACCTGGACATAAGCCCGACCCAAAGAGTGGCCAGTTTAAAACAGGTCCTTCTGGAAGACCAGTAGCCGTTAGGGAAACTAGTCTAAGCGGTGGGTTTATACAACCATCTGCTAAAGTCATACAATCTGCACAAAGTGGCACTGGTATTTTTGATCCAAAGACAACCAATATTGCCGACTATAAAGGGTATTATTTAGAATCCGGAAGTGGAAAACAAACTCAAGATCCTAGTAAGGCTTATGGGTTTGTATCGCATTCAGGTAAATTTACTAGATTTGGAAGCACGGACAATTCAAGTCGTAGAGAAGCAATTAAAGAAGCTGAAAGAAAAAAGAAATTATATATGCAAGAGCAGTCTAGATTAAGAACAATGCGACAGGACCGCATTGATTATGCAGAAGCAGGTGGCGTAATTAAGCCGGCTAAGAAAAAAGACCCCAAATCAGGAGCATAAAATGTGGAAATTGCTTGTTGGATTACTAAAAGGCGGTGATAATAGAAAATCCGTTGCTGGTAATTTAGCCTGGGAAATACGAGAAGCCATAAAAGGCAAAGAGTTAGATCCTAATGAATTAATTTCTATACAAACAAAAATAAATGAAATAGAAGCTGGCCATCGAACTGTATTTGTTGCTGGCTGGCGCCCATTTATTGGCTGGGTTTGTGGTGTAGCTTTAGCATATAATTTTGTAATAAGAGATTTGTTTATATGGGCATTACAACCGCAAGATGTACCTCCAGCATTACAGATGGAACATTTAATGACCGTTTTGTTAGGTATGTTAGGATTAGGTGGCTTGCGAACATATGAAAAGATAAAAGATAAAGTAAAGTAATAATAATCAATTTAAATTTAATCAAATGGAAAAAGTAGAAAAAAAAGTAACTGAAGAGCAATTAGCTAAAATTAAAGAGAATCAAACTGCAATGAATAACAAGCTTAGGGATTTAGGTTTTTTAGAAAATCAAAAGCATATCTTATTGCATGAATTTGCCGGATTAACGCAAGATAGTGATGATCATAAAAAAGAGCTTGAAAAAGAATATGGAGCGGTTAGCATCGATTTAGAAACGGGGATTTATACTGAAATAGAAGAATCTAATAAATAATATAAATGTCACGTGTTATAAGAAAAATCAGCATTGGATCTGATTATAAAAATGATGCTATGCATTATTCCCTTGAACAAGAAGTTTACGGAGGTCACAAAATAGCTTATATCATATTTGAAGATACTGATAATTCTTATAATATACATATAAAAAAGAATAATGAGGTGGTGCCATGGAAAAAATTTAATTCTAATATGGCAATTTCAGTAGAGTATGATTTAAAATATGAATAGTCTTTATAATTTTATAGTAGAGCCTATAGGTGAAAGATATAATAATTCAATTAATATAGGTGAAAATAAATTAGTATTAAATTCTAGCATAGAATCTTTTAAGTTTATAAATAAACTAGCAAAAGTAATTAGTACACCTTTAGCTTTCAAAACTGTTATAAAACCGGGTGATGAAATAATAATACATCATAATGTTTTTAGAAGGTATTATGATATAAGAGGTAAAGAAAAAAATAGTAGTAAATACTTTAAAAACAATCTTTACTTTTGCCAACCGGATCAAGTGTATCTTTATAAAAAAAGTAATAAATGGCATTCGTTTATGGATAGATGCTTTGTAAAACCGGTTATTAATAAAGATTATTTAAAGCAAGAAAAAACTAAAAGCCTTGTTGGTATACTAAAATACGGAAATAGCTCGTTAGAAGCTCTTGAAATAAGCCCAGGAGACACCGTTGGGTTTACGCCAAATGGCGAATGGGAGTTTATAGTAGATAATGAGCTTTTATATTGTATGAAATCAAATGATATTGTTATTAAATATGGACATCAAAAAAACGAAACTGAATATAATCCAAGCTGGGCAAAGAGCAGTTGAAGAATTAATTAAAGTAGCAAAAGAAGATATTGTAGATTCTGATGATGACATATCTGCTGATAGATTAAAAAACGCTGCTGCAACTAAAAAATTAGCAATATTTGACGCTTTTGAAATATTAAACAGAATAGATCAAGAAGAAAAATTATTGCAAGAAATTCCAGAATCTAAAAAACAATTTGGTGGATTTGCGGAAAAAAGATCTAAATAATGTACCAACAGAATCTATATTTTATAGCTAAAGACTATATAAAACCTAAAATTATAAATAGAAATAATAGGTATAAAAAATGGGAATATGGCTATAATAAAGAATATGATATTATAATAATAAGTAAAACAGGTAAAATAGGTGAAATATATAATATACAAGGTTTATATATTGCTTTACCATTAATTGAACAATGTTATAAAAAATCAAATAAAAAAGAAGATCAATACTGGCAAAAATTTGAATATCCTAAAGTATTAAAAAAAATAAAATCAGTTTTTGATTGGGAACAATACCCTGATAATTTTAAAGAAAACTGGTACGATTTTATAGATAATGAATTTAAATATAGAGAAGAAGGTTTTTCGTTCTATAATAATGGTATCAAAACTTATATTACTGGGACTCATTACATGTACTTGCAGTGGACTAAAATTGACGTTGGGGCCGCTGAGTTTAGGGAATCAAACAGATTATTCTATATTTTTTGGGAAGCGTGCAAAGCAGATACCAGATGTTATGGAATATGCTATCTTAAAAACAGACGGTCTGGGTTTAGCTTCATGGCATCGAACGAAACTGTTAACCAAGCAACCATGTCAAGCGACTCGAGATTTGGAATTTTATCGAAAACTGGGGCTGATGCCAAAAAAATGTTTACAGATAAAGTCGTTCCAATATCAACCAATTATCCTTTCTTCTTTAAACCAGTTCAAGATGGAATGGATAGACCAAAAACAGAACTTGCTTATAGAGTACCCGCTTCCAAATTAACTAGACGTAAAATAGAAGTAGGAGAGCAATTAAAAGATATTGACGGTCTTGATACTACAATTGATTGGAAAAATACAGGTGACAATAGTTATGACGGTGAAAAATTAAAACTTTTAGTTCATGATGAATCCGGGAAATGGGAAAGGCCTGATAATATAATAAACAACTGGCGAGTAACAAAAACAACTTTAAGATTAGGAAGTCGTATTGTGGGAAAATGCATGATGGGATCAACATCAAATGCATTAGATAAAGGCGGAGAAAATTTTAAAAAAGTATATGAAGGATCAGATGTTACAAAAAGAAATAATAATGGTCAGACTAGTTCAGGACTATATTCTTTGTTCATACCTATGGAATGGAACTACGAAGGCTTCATTAATATGTATGGAATACCTGTATTCGACACTCCAAAAACCCCAGTTAAAAGTATTGATGGAACCGAAATAGAAATAGGTGTAATAGATTATTGGAATAATGAGGTAGAGGGTTTGAAGCAAGATCAAGATGCTTTAAATGAATTTTATAGACAATTTCCTCGTACAATTCAACATGCTTTTAGAGATGAAACTAAACAATCTTTATTTAATCTAACTAAAATTTATGAACAAATAGATTATGTTGATGATATTAAATATAGTAGTTTAGTTACTCAAGGAAATTTTCAGTGGGAAAATGGCGTAAAAGATACAAGAGTAATTTTTATGCCAAATAATCAAGGAAGATTTTTTGTTTCTTGGGTACCACCTTATCATTTGCAAAATAAAATAATAATAAAAAATAATATAAAGCATCCTGGTAATGAAGATTTAGGAGCATTTGGATGCGATAGTTACGATATTTCAGGCACAGTAGATGGCCGAGGTTCTAAAGGTTCTTTACATGGGCTAACAAAGTTTACTATGGAAGACGCTCCCCCTAATCAATTTTTTTTAGAATACATATCTAGACCCGATAATGCAGAAATATTTTTTGAAGATGTATTAATGGCATTAATATTTTATGGAATGCCAATACTAGCGGAAAATAACAAACCTAGACTTTTATATTATATAAAGCGTAGGGGATATAGAGGATATTCAATGAATAGACCTGATAAAATTTACAATAAGCTTTCAGTAACAGAAAGAGAAATAGGAGGAGTACCAAATTCCAGTGAAGATATGAAGCAAGCTCATGCAGCAGCTATTGAAACATATATAGATACTCATATAGGCTTTAATGGAACAGATTACGGTAATATGTACTTTATAAGAACTTTAAATGATTGGTCTAAATTTAATTTAAATAATAGAACAAAACACGATGCTTCTATTAGTTCAGGATTAGCTATTATGGCTTGTAATAAAAATAAATATGCACCTGTATCTAAAAAAGTATTTATGCCTTTGAATTTAAAAATGAGAAAATACAACAACGATGGAATTACGTCAAAAATAATTTAAATAGATGGTTTATACAAATTACAATAGTTCATTTCCAGACCAAGTAGTATCTGATGAAATAAAAAACAGCTACGATTATGGCGTACAAGTTGGACAAGCTATTGAAAATGAATGGTTTAGACAAGACACCGGAGGAGATAGGTATTTACAAAATTTTCAAAATTATCATAATTTAAGATTATATGCTAGAGGTGAGCAATCAGTTCAAAAATATAAAGATGAATTATCTATAAATGGGGATTTATCCTATTTAAATTTAGATTGGAAAATTGTACCAATTATTCCTAAGTTTGTTGATATTATAGTAAATGGCATGACAGATAAAGGCTACGAGATACAAGCTTACGCCTCTGATCCTTTTGCTTTAGAAGAAAGAACACAGTTTGCATTTAATGCTTTAAGGGATATTCAAAATAAAGAATATATAGAAGAATTAAATAAAGCTACAGGGCAAAACTTTTTTTCTAGTTCTCAACCTGAAAAACTACCAGCTTCAAGAGAAGAATTAGATGTTATGTTGCAATTAGACTATAAACAAAGCATTGAAATTGCAGAAGAAGAAGCTATAACAAATGTTTTTGATTATAATAAGTATAATGAAATAAAAAGAAGAATTGCATATGATTTAGCGGTTTTAGGGATTGGAGCTTCAAAAACAAATTTTAATTTATCAGAGGGAGTTAAAGTAGAGTATGTTGATCCCGCTTCTCTTGTGTACTCATATACAGAAGATCCTAACTTTGATGACATATATTATGTAGGTGAAGTTAAAAATTTAAGCTTATCAGAAGTTAAAAGACAATTTCCTTATTTAACAGATGCTGATTTAGAAGAAATACAAAAATATAAGGGGCCTAGTAATTATAGCAATTATGTTAGAAATTACAATGGAAACACAGATGATAATTTAGTTTCTATTTTATTTTTTGAGTATAAAACTTATAATAATCAAGTTTTTAAATTAAAGTATACAGACCAAGGATTAGAAAAAATATTAGAAAAGCCTGATACATTTAATCCACCAGAAAGTGATAACTTTGAAAGAATAAGTAGAAGTATTGAAGTATTATACACCGGAGCAAAAGTTTTAGGAATGCCTAAAGTATTAGAATGGAAAATGTCAGAAAATATGACACGACCATACGGAGATATTACTAAAGTAAATATGAATTATTCTCTTTGTGCTCCTAGAATGTACAAAGGAAGAATTAGTTCGGTTGTTGAAAAAATTACAACATTTGCTGATATGATACAACTTACTCATTTAAAATTACAACAGGTTTTATCTAGAGTAGTTCCAGATGGGGTTTATCTTGATATGGATGGATTATCTGAAGTAGATTTAGGAAATGGTACTAATTATAATCCAGCAGAAGCACTAAATATGTATTTCCAAACAGGAAGTATAGTTGGTAGATCTTTAACCCAGGAGGGTGATTTAAATCGTGGTAAAGTGCCTATTCAAGAATTGCAGACATCCAACGGTATGGCTAAAATACAATCCTTAATAACTACATACCAATATTATTTACAAATGATCCGCGATGCTACAGGACTAAATGAAGCTGTTGATGCTAGCACTCCTGATAAAAATGCATTGGTTGGATTACAAAAAATTGCAGCTGCTAATTCTAATACTGCTACAAGACATATATTAAAAGCTTTAATGTATATTACTATAAAAACTGCAGAAAAAGTAGGATTAAGAATTAATGACGCATTACAATTTCCTTTAACTAAAAAAGCATTGCTGAGTAGCATTAATACATTTAACGTTAGCACTTTAGAAGAAATACAAAAATTAGATATACATAATTTTGGAATATTTTTAGAATTAGAGCCAGACGCCGAAGAGAAAGCGCTATTAGAACAAAATATACAAGTTTCTTTACAGCAAAATGCTTTGAATCTTGAAGATGCTATTGATATTCGTGAAATACGAAATATGAAATTAGCTAATCAAGTATTAAAATTAAGAAGAATACAAAGACAAGAGCAACAACAAGCTGCTCAATTAGCTAATATACAAGCACAAGCTCAAGCAAATGCTAAAACAGCTGAATCTGCAGCATTGTCAGAAGTACAGAAGCAACAAGCTTTAGCTGATACCAAAGTACAAATTGAAAAAGCTAAATCTGATTTTGAAATAAATAAAATGGAACAAGAAGCCTTCATTAAAAAACAGTTAATGGCAGAAGAGTTTCAATATAAAATGAAATTAGCTCAAATACAAGCAGATGCTTTAGCTAATAAAGAAAAGCAAATAGAAGATAGAAAAGACGAAAGAGTAAGAATACAGGGAACACAACAATCTGAACTTATTGATCAAAGAAAAAACGACTTATTACCTAAAGATTTTGAGTCAGCAGGTAATGATAGCTTAGGCGGCTTTGGATTAGAGCAATTTGAGCCTAGGTAATTTTTATTAATTAATTTTATATTATTATATTATGTCAACAGAAGTAAGACAAGAAGGAGAGTTTAAAATGAAAAAGCCCTCTAAGCCAAAAAAACTGGTAGATGAAAACAAAATTACAAAAGTTGAATTAAAAGATTCAAAACCAGTTGAACAAATTCCAGATGAAGTTACCAAAGTGGTAATACCTAACGAACCAGAAAATAAAACTAATGCCGTTCAAACACAAGAGACAGATGATAGCAATGCTGTTGTCAAAGAACCCGAAGACGGTAAAGACAGCGAAGGAGTGGCTGAAGAAGTACGGGACACCGAAAAAGAAGTAGAGTCCCCTATTAAGCTAGTAACTGAAGATAAAGAAAATAATTCTGAAGATGCTCAAATAGTTAAAAGCAATGAAACTTCTAATGCTACACAGCAAAAAGAAATATTACCGCAAGAAAAACCACAAGAATTACCTGAAGGTGTAAATAAACTTCTAAAATTCATGGAAGAAACCGGGGGTACTGTAGAAGATTATGCTAGGTTGAATGCGGATTATTCTAATGTAGATAATAATACATTATTAAGAGAATATTATAAAACAAGTAGACCTCATTTAGATTCAGAAGATGTGTCTTTAATATTAGAAGACTTTACATGGGATGAAGAAATTGATGAGGAAAGAGACATACGCAAGAAAAAAATTGCGTTTAAAGAAGAGGTTGCGAAAGCTAAAAACTTTTTGGAAGAAACTAAAAGTAAATATTACGAGGAAATAAAATTACGTCCTGGTGTTACTCAAGAACAACAAAAAGCAGTAGATTTTTTCAATCGCTATAATAAAGAACAGCAAAATAAAGAAGTTTATGTAAAACAGTTTCATGAAACTACTGATAATTATTTTTCTAAAAATTTCGAAGGTTTCGATTTTAATGTAGGAGATAAAAAATTCAGATATGCTATAAAAGATCCTGTTTCTACGGCTAATAACCAGAAAGATTTAACCCAATTCGTTGAGACGTTCTTAAACGATAAAGGTGAATTACAAGATCCTGGAAATTACCATAAAGCTCTTTATACCGCTAGGAATACTGACCAAGTTGCAAATCATTTTTATGAGCAAGGCCGTGCCGATGCTATTAAAGAACAAATTGCTAAATCAAAAAACATAACAACGGAACCTAGGCAAACTGCCGCTGGAGAAGTTTTTATCAATGGTTTAAAAGTTAGGGCTATTAGTGGAGCTGATTCAAGTAAATTAAAAATAAAAAGTAAAAAATTCTAACTAATTTAAAAAAATTAAAAAATGGCAAATGTTGCACCCGCTTTTGGCTCGATTAAACCAAGCCAGAAGCAACAAGTACTTATTGACAATTACCTAAGTTTTACGGATGGTACTAATGACTTCGCTCAACAGTATCTACCTGAAATTTACGAACAAGAAGTAGAAAGATATGGAAATAGAACTCTTTCTGGTTTCTTGAGAATGGTTGGCGCTGAAATGCCAATGACTTCCGACCAAGTTGTATGGTCTGAACAAAATAGACTACATGTAGCTTATGACAATGTAACTGTTGCAACAGGTACTACTTTAACATTCGTATTGGATGCTACTGCTGGAGCCGGTTTTGTTGCAAACGTTATTTCTGCAAATGACACTATTGTCCTTATGGATCCTGCTACAGGAAAAGAACTAAAGTGTTTTGTAGAAACTAGTGTTGATACTTCGGCTACTTTGGCTACCCTAACTGTTAAGCCTTATACTCAAGGAGATCTAGTTGCTACTGGTGGTGGTTCTGAAGTTGATTTTACAGGATTAACAACTGGTAAGATTTTCGTTTATGGTTCTGAATTTAAAAAAGGAACCGCTGACGGTCGTGAGCGTTCTATCACACCTTCTTTTACTCAATACAACAATTCACCTATCATCATTAAAGACAAATTTGCTGTTAACGGTTCTGACGCTGCTCAAATTGGGTGGGTTGAAGTTGCAACTGAAGATGGTACTTCTGGATATTTATGGTATTTAAAAGCTGAGTCTGAAACAAGACTACGTTTTGAAGACTACTTAGAAATGGCTGTTGTTGAAGGTGAATTAGTAAGCGGAACTTCTACGTTGACTGTAAAAGGTACTGAAGGACTTTTTGCTTCTATTCAATCAAGAGGTAATGTTCTTAACAACTTTAGTGGCGGCACTGGTGGACTTACTGAATTTGATAGTGTTCTAAAAAATCTAGATACTCAAGGCGCTATTGAAGAAAATATGCTTTTTGTAAATAGAAGCCTAGCACTTGATATTGACGGAATGCTAGCTACTGTTTCTGACGGCGCTCAAGGTGGTACTGCTTATGGATTGTTTGAAAATTCTGAAGAGATGGCTTTGAATCTTGGATTCAGTGGTTTCCGCAGAGGATCTTACGATTTTTATAAGACAGATTGGAAATATCTAAATGATGCTTCCACAAGAGGTGCAGTAGCAGTTTCTGGTATTGAAGGAGTTTTGATTCCTGCAGGTACTTCAACTGTTTATGACCAAATTTTGGGAACTAACATCCGTAGACCTTTCTTGCACGTAAGGTATAGAGCTTCTCAGGCTGATGATCGAAGAATGAAATCTTGGATTACTGGTTCTGTTGGAGGTGCTTATACTTCAGCGCTTGATGCTATGGAGGTACACTTCCTATCTGAAAGATGTCTTGTTACTCAAGGTGCTAACAATTTCGTATTGTTTACAGCTTCTGCATAGACTATTATTGTAAGGATAAGGGGTATCATAGTGGTGCCCCTTACTTTACATTTTTATTAATTATTTAATTATATTATATCATGGCTAAAAAAGCTAACTCCGCAGTAGAAAATATTGAGGTTGCACCTCAAGTAGTAAAAGAAAAAGCTGTTGCTAAAGCACCAGTAAAGCCTTCAAAACCAAAGTGGGAAATTAAAGATAAAACCTATTTGTTAAAAGGGGCCCACCAACCTATAACATTTACAATTCAATCCCGTCACTCACAAAGATGGCCATTGTTATGGTTTAATGAAAGTACAGGAGAGCAACAAGAACTTAGATATGCTACTAATCAAAATTCACCTTTAGTATCAGAACAAAAGGGTGAAGCAACACTAGGGCACATAATGTTTGAAAATGGTGTATTGTTTGTTCCTAAGGAAAAACAAAATTTACAAAAATTACTTTCTTTATACCATCCTAAAAAAGGTGTGTTATATTATGAATATGATCAAGTAGAAGTAGCTTCTGATGATCTTGAAGAATTAGAATTAGAAATAGATGCGTTAAATCTAGCAAGAAATATGGATATTGATCATATGGAGGCTATTTTGCGCGTTGAAGCTGGATCTAAAGTGTCTGACATGGCTTCTAAAGAAATTAAAAGAGATTTACTAATATTTGCTAAAAACAATCCTAGTTTGTTCTTAAACTTGGCTAATGACGAAAATGTAGAATTAAGAAATTTTGCAATAAAAGCTTCCGAAGCTGGAATTATTAATTTATCACCTGATCAACAAAGTATTCATTGGTCATCGAATAATAAAAAATTAATGGTTGTTCCTTTTGAAGAAAATCCATTTTCTGCATTTGCGTCTTATTTAAAAACAGACGAAGGCGTTGAAGTATATAAATCTATAGAGAAAAAACTATATTAACGCGTAATATTAATATTAAGAACGCTGGGTGTAAAAGCTCAGCGTATCTTATATTATAAAAAAAACAACAAATGGCAGTAAACGTAAACACTGTATATCAAACAGTTTTATATATATTAAACAAAGAGCAGCGCGGATATATTCCACCAGCTGAGTTTAATAGTTTAGGAACACAGGTACAACTTGAGATATTTGAAAAGTATTTTGATGATTTAAATCAGCAAATACGCGTTCCTCAAACTGATGACACGTATGCTAGCCGAGTAGAGAATATAGATGAAAAAATATCTATATTTAAAACTTTTGGAGATGCAGTTTATGATGATCAGTCTGTTCCTGGTTTACCATTTTTTAAGTTACCCGCTTCTGATATTTATGGAAATTCTGTTAATTTTTATAGATTAGGTGAGGTAATATATAATGATACCGTACAAGTTCAAAGATTGCAAAGAAGTGATTTTTACAATATTCAAAAATCAAAACTAACAAAAGCTTCCAAAACGTTTCCTGTTTATCTTTACGAAAATAATTTTTTATTAATTGAACCAGCCACTATAACGAACAACGTAGTGGTTGATTACGTTAAAAAGCCTAATGATATTAGTTGGGCATTTACGACAGGCACCTTAGGGCAATATATATATGATCCTGAAAATTCTATTCAGTTTGAGTTGCATGAATCAGAGCAAACCGAAATTATTTTAAAAATATTGCAGTATTCTGGAATAATAATAAGAGATCCTCAAATAGTGCAGGCAGCTTCTCAACAAATACAAAAAGAAGAAATAAACCAAAAAAGCTAATAAATTATGGCATCACCTAATGGAGGTTTAATACAAGAAACAAATAGACAGTACTACGCTGGAGCTCAAGGTTTTATAACGGCTAATAATCAAAAAACATTTACTACAACGTTTAATACAGATTTAGTATTCGGATCTGCCAATACATTATCTCCTGATTATGCATTAAACAATTTTAAAATATACACAAGTACTACAGGAGAAGGTAGTACCTATATAGAATACACTTCTGATTTTACGGTTTCTGAAAATACTATAACACTTCCTGTATCTTTAGCTAATGGAACTTTTGTTGTAGTACAATTAAAAAGACTCAACGGTGGACATTATGGTAATGAAGATGCGTATGGTAATATTGTTGAAAATAATTATGGAAGCTATGCTTATACGAAAGTTTCTGACTTAGTAAATAATTTTCAAGTTGCTTATGTAGGAGCGGGAAAACTTATTCCTAGTGTTAAACGAACAGATATTATTTTTCATACAAAAAGAGCATTACAAGAATTAAGCTATGATACTTTAAATGCAATAAAATCACAAGAAGTCCAAATACCTCCAAACCTTTCAATTCCCCTTCCTCAAGATTACGTAAATTACGTAAGTATTTCCTGGGTAGATCAATTAGGCGTTAAACACCCTATATATCCTACAAGGTTGACTTCAAATCCAACAGAAATATTACCACAAGATTATACTGGCCAACCTTTGCAAGATAATTTTGATGAGAACATTACGGCTACTTCTATTATTGAACAAAGATGGGATAAGGCTAATGATCGATTAATTAGTGGAGCGTTTGAAGGAACAGAAAGAGATGAGTCTATTTATTATGATTATCAATTTCCAGATGCTTTATTAGGCAGGCGCTATGGTTTAGATCCTGAAATTTCTCAATCAAATGGATGGTTTACTATTAATCAAAGAGAAAATAGTATTTCTTTTTCAAGCAATTTGAATGCTGCATTGATAATATTCGAATATATTTCAGATGGAGTTGCTTATGAGCAAGATATGAAAGTACCTAAAATGGCAGAGCAGGCCATCTATTCATATTTAAATCACGCAATACTTGCTTCAAAAATAAATACACCTGAATATATTGTAAATAGATATAAAAAAGAAAAATTTGCTGCAATAAGAAATGCTAAGATAAGATTATCTAATATAAAACCAGAAGAGTTTGTGCAAGTGATGCGAAACAAATCTAAATGGCTTAAAAATTAAATAAATGGCAGAAGTTAAAAATGCTTTTATAAAGTCTAAAATGAATCAAGACCTTGATGATAGATTAATACCATCAGGTGAATATCGGGAAGGCTTTAATATACAAGTAAGTAAATCTCAAGGTGAAGATGTAGGTGCTTTAGAAAACGTTTTAGGTAATCAAGATTTAATTGATTTTGAAGCTTTAACGACTACAGGCATACAAGTTATTGGGCAATTTACAAATCCATCAAAAAATACAATATACTTTTTTTTAACTAATTATACAGATTTAAATTACATAACAAATCCTACCTACGATCCTACTAAATTTAATTATATTTACGAATATAATGTATTAAATGGGGATAGTGTAAGGTTAGCGGAAGGAGCATTTTTAAATTTTTCAACAACAAATCCTATTTATGGTGTTAATATGGTTGAAAATATATTATTTTTTACAGATAATAGAAACCAACCAAGAAGAATTGATATAACGCGAAGAAATGCAAGTGGCGGAGTATTTTATACAAATGAAGATTCTGTAAGCGTAGCCCAATATAATCCCTTTGATCCTATTTTAGTTTATAAAGATAGTACTACTCAAGGAGCTGCGGCTGCTCCAGAAACCACTATGTACGATGTTGTTAGTGAATTTCTACCTGACAATTCTACTGAAAACCCTTATTATAACGCAAGCTACGCTGGAGATCCTGATTATTTAGAAAATAAATTTGTAAGATTTAGTTATAGGTTTAGGTTTAATAGCGGAGAATATTCTTTACTTGCCCCATTTACACAAGCTTTATTTATACCTCAACAAGATGGATACTTTCTTGAAGGAGATGAGGAAAGTGCTTATCGAAGTACAATTGTAAAGTTTATGCAAAATAAAGTAAATAGGATATTATTACAAATTCCAATACCATCTGCCGACGGGGCTACATTTGTAGAAAATTTTAATATTGATGAAATAGATGTAGTATTTAAAGAATCTGATGGTCAGGCTTTATATGTTGTAGACACTATTCCCGGATCAACAATATCAATGACAACTGGTAATTATGTAGAATATGATTACCAAGCAAAAAAACCATTTAAAACTTTACCAGATTCTACATTAATTAGAGTATATGACAAAGTTCCAGTAAAAGCTTTATCACAAGAAATAATAGGCAATAGAGTTGTGTATGGTAATTATCAAGATAAACATACACCTCCTAAGTCTTTGGTTTATGATGTGGGTATTTCAAGTAAATCTAATTTTAATGATGATGATGATCCTAATATAGGTAGAGTAGAAAATACAACAAGCATTGTAGAATACCCTAATCATAATTTAAAACAAAATAGAAATTATCAAGTTGGTGTTGTATTATCAGATAGATATGGTAGAACATCAACAGTTATATTGTCTACTACAACAGAAGGACAAGATGTTAATGCAGTATTATTTGGCGCTTCAACCGTGTATAATCCTTATAGATTAGGTTTATTAGGTGAAACTACTGTTTACGCTGCGTCTGTAAAAGATTGGCCGGGTGATTCTTTAAAAATAAGATTTGATCAAGCAATTCAATCAACAAAAAGTATTGTAACTGGTGCTCCTGGATTATATAACGGTGATCCTTCTAGTGCTAACTATAATCCTTTAGGGTGGTATTCTTATAAAATAGTTGTAAAGCAATTAGAACAAGAATATTATAATGTTTATTTAGGAGGAATACTAAATGGGTATCCTTCGGCTCCAGCTTCTCCTCCGGATCCTCAAAACAGTACTGCATTTATAACTTTAATAAATGACAATATAAACAAAGTGCCAAGAGATTTAAATGAAGTTGGCCCAGACCAAAAACAATATAGAAGCAGTGTGCAATTATTTGGTAGAGTAACACCGGATAGAAGCACTTCTCCAACTTATAATCAACAATTTTACCCGGGACAAATAGATAGTGTAACTACGCCTGCTGTTGAATCTATAACAATTTTACCTTCTTCGGATACTGTAAACACAATAGCTGAAGAAGAAAATATAGTCACAAGTGGCGCTACTATTGTTGATCTTTATCAAACAGATTCTAATCCATATATAGCCAGAATAACTCAAGGTAATGAGCAAAATCCAATTGGTTCTTTACCGGTAGCTTCAGGAAGTTATAATTTTTTATTAGGAGTTTATGAAACTGAACCTGTTACTTCAAGATTAGAAATATTTTGGGAAACATCTACAACTGGTTTAATATCAGATTTAAATGAAGCAATACGCACCGGTACAAACGAAACAGTAGGTTTAGTATACTTTGAATGGGATTTAGATGAAGCAACCGAAATAGGTACTTCAATTGCAGGTAGATTTGCACCAATTGACGAAGAAGGTAATAATCAACTTCCTAAAGAACCCCTAGAAGAAAGTGATTTGTCTATGAGCGTTACTGATATAGATGGAAATGATATTACCAAATTTTCTTTAAGAAAAATACCAAAAACTGCTCAATCAGTTTATGATCCGCTAGACAAGGATACATTTGATACATATGAAATTGATACTACAGAAGAATTTTATTATGGACCTGATGCAGCTGTAAATCAAGTATTTTATTTTACTTTTACTGACGATACAACAGGAGAAAATGTTGCCGATGTAGTAGAAAGTTTATCTAATGTAGCTCCTACTATAACTAATGGAACCACAGTTTCTTTTGATGCAGATGATACAGGAGTAATATTTACTTATGAAGCAATTAACGGAACAGTTGACACTACGCGGAATGCTTTAAATTTAACATGGAGCATGGAAGGAAACCCTCCTGAACTTACTTTAGATGCAAATACAGGCGAATTAAGTGTTAGCGATTCACTTGCAGGAAAAATTACATTAACAATAACTGTTCAAGATGCTGGGGGTTTAACTGATACTATAACAAGTGAATTAGTAGCGGGAGAAATACCTGTTAATGAAGGATTTGGTTCAGGTAGCGCACTTATGTCAGGGGGAAGCGGATGGTCTGGAGCCCATTACTGGTCATCTGGAGATAATAACTCTACAGCATCAACTCCATTGCCAGGCGAATCTACGGGTACGGTTGATATACGAACACCTTATTCGGGGCTTTCATTAACATCTACAAAAGAAAATAGCGGATTTGTAACGGCACCTGATTGTGATGGATATACTTTTTATAATGAAAATCATAAATCATTAGGAACTGACAATCCATCATCTGGTTTAAGTGGAGGCTTAACACAAGGGACAGGTTTTATAGCTCTTGATGTTTTAGGAGAGCAATATGATTTTAGCGTTAATAATTCATTAACAACATATCCCTTTATTTTATATCCTACATATTTACAATATAGAAATCCAACTGGAGCAGGGTATCCAAATAATTGGGAAATAGCAAAAGATATAGAGGGCAAAGAAATTAAATTTGGAGGAACTCAAAACAATTGGGATTCTATATCTGTTGATCCTTATGGTGCTATTCAGGCTACTGGTGTTATAACCAATGACGATTCCGCAAGAGACTATGATAATAGAGAAATAAATGAATTTCCTATAACTGATACTAATATTGATTCAGAAGATTGTATGCAGGCATCATTACAACCTCCTGTAACTGGGACATCAAATAGGTTTAGAGTAGCAGCAAGAAGAGTTTTTGTAATTGGCAAAAGCCAGCAGGAAGCATATACTAATGCGCCTGAGTACTATGGGGACTATAGATTGGTAGTACGCTACCCATGGGGACTTTCTGTTGCTGATGGGCCTAGTGGATATGGAGAAGATATTGTAGTAGGTTATGGAACAGACTCATGCCCAGTAGATGCCCAATATAAAAATGCACAAATGAATTGGCGATCAGTATTAAGATATGGCGATTTATACTACCCACCTTATAGCCGCTCTACACCTAGGTCTTATAGCTATCAAGTTTCTACTTCAACTGGAGCCGATGGTATAATTGCAACAGGCTTAGCTACTAGTAAAAATTTATTTGCTAGAGAATGGGCAATGAGATATGTAAGTAGATTTTATGAAGATGCTGAACTTACAATACCATGGGAATCTGGTTCATCAGGTTTTCAAGGTGCAGGATGGTATGGATTTAGATCTGTAGGGGCAAATTTTGATGTTAATGTTAAATATGGAACAGATAATTCATTTCCTAAATTTGGAACAACATCTGCTACGGGTAGTCAAAGCATTGATTTTAGACAAACTGACCAAGACAGAAAATGGGCCGTGTATTTAGATAATAATGGTATAAAAGTTTTAACAGACGTTGAAAGCCAAACAACTGTTCAGCCTGGTGTTGCTCCAAACTCCCCTCAATTCCCTCCGGGTTAAGTGTAACTTAAATAAGAAATAAGTAATAATAAAAGATATGCCAGCAATAATAGAAGTTAAATATTTTAATAGTTTTATCTTAAGAAAAACTCTAAATAATAGCGATGAACCGGTATGGAATGGCTCCAGAGGTATTCCTCAAGCTATTGGCGGATTTGATCAAGGTAATGTATCTTCTAATTCTGCTCAAATTACAAAAAATTGGGTTATAGAAGAAGCGCGTATTAGAGGTGGTTATAATAATACTTCTGCCGGGTATGGGGCTAAAGCTTATTTAGTAGAAGACGAACCTAATTCTTCCTTAAGATTTAATTCATTAATATATTCAGGTATATTTAATTCAACAACAGGAACAAATAATACAAATGTTTTTTCTATTGGAGCAGATATAACTAGAAGTTTAGATCCTGCACAAGGGTCAATTCAAAAGTTATATGCAGAAGACACTAATTTAATAATATTTCAAGAAAATAAAGTTAGTAATGCTTTAATTGACAAAGACGCTATATATACTGCAGAAGGAACAGGCTTAACTACAACGGGTAAAGTTGTTATTGGCCCTGTAAGAGCATACGGAGGTAATTTTGGAATAAGTAGAAATCCTGAAAGCTTTGCTGTTTATGGTTATAGAAAATATTTTACAGATAAAGATAGAAATGCTGTATTAAGATTATCAGCTGATGGAATAACGGAAATTTCTAATTACGGTATGATTGATTTTTTTAGAGATCAATTCGCATCTTTAGATAGTTATCAAGTCGGGCCTGGTAAAGCTGTTGGTATGTGGGATATATATACAAAACAATATGTTGTATCATTGCAGCCTGCTAACTCTAATGATTATAAAACGCTTTCTTTTGATGAAACCATAAATGGATGGACTAGTTTTTATAATTATAAACCAGCTGCAGGAACAAGTTTAAAAAATCAATTTTATACAATAGACAACGGAAATTCTACAGATAAAAATGCTGCTTTATATAGACATTATAGTCAAAATGTTAATAGAGCACAATTTTATGGAACTACTTATAATTCATCTATAAAATTTGTATTAAATCCTTCGGTTAGCATGTCTAAAGTATTTAAAACAATTAATTATGAAGGAAGCAATGGTTGGCAAGTAGATTCATATGCTTCAGATTTTACAGGTGTTAGCTCAGTCAACACAGGAGGCGAATTTACAGAATTTAGCAATACTAATACACAAGATGAAACTTCTTTAATATACAGCTACAATCAAGGGGCATATGATAACTTTGGTAATCAATACCCATCAACATTAACGCCTCCTATAAATAGAGCTGGCTTTGACAGAAAAGAAAATAAATATTTTGCAAATTTAATTAATAACTCAGGGCCTGCTCCAGGTGAAATTATTTTTGGCAATCAAATAAGTGGTATAAAAGGACACTTTGTGACTGTTTCTATGTCAACTGATACTGTAACTAATTTTGGAAAAGCAAAAGAGTTGTTTGCTGTATCATCAGAATATGTAGAGTCCAGTTACTAAAAATTTTAGTATCTTTATATAATTAAATTTTATTTTATGAATGAGTTAAAAGTTAGAGTTTTAACTGAAAATGATTGGGAAACACTATGCAGTTGGTGGTTAGAATGGCCGGATTGGAAAGTGCATCCTACTAAGGAAATGTTACCCTTAAATGGTATAGGTGGGTTTATGGTGGAAAATGATAATAAACCAATTGTAGCAGGCTTTTTATATCTTACAAATTCTAACATAGCATGGCTAGAATGGATAATTTCAGATCCTAATTACAAAGAAATAAACAAAAGGCAAGCAATTGAACTTTTAATAACATCTGCAGAAAGTGCGGCTAGAAATCAAGGTAAAGAAGTAATTTTTAGCGTTAGCAGAAATAAAGCTTTATTAAAAATGCATAAAAAATTAGGATATACGGTAGATAAAGATCCTTCTTATGAAATAACTAAAAATATAAAAAATTAATATAATATGGCAGCAGCAACACTAATAGCCGCGGGTATTGGAGCAGCAGGTTCAATAGCTGGATCAGCAATAGGAGCAAGCTCAGCAAGAAAAGCTAGAAAAAGTGCCGCTAAAAAAGAAGGTGCTTTAAAAAAAGAAATGGACGCAGCGGAAAGAAATAGAACCCCTGTAATAAATCCATATGAGGGTGTTAAAGATCTTTCATCTCAAATAGAAGATTTAAGTGGTAATTTAAGTAATCCTTATGATAATTTAGGTGTTGCAACTAAAGCTGCTGAAATACAGATGGAACAGAGCGATATTGCTCTTGCTAATACTTTAGATACATTAGCTGCTACAGGGGCTAGTGCTGGCGGAGCGACTGCTTTAGCTCAAGCTGCTTTGGCTAGTAAAAAAGGGGTTGCTGCTACAATAGAATCTCAAGAAGCTAACAATGAAAAGCTAAGAGCTCAAGGAGAGGCTAGCTTACAAAGCGCTAAAATGGCAGAGGCTCAAAGAGTTCAAACCGCTCAATACGCTGAAGCTGGAAGATTACAACAAGCTGATGTTGCAGGAAGACAATATGAATTTGAACAACAAGATAGACGCGAAGAGCAACAGTTAAATAGACTACAAGCGCAAATAACTGGTCAACAACAACAGCAAGCAGCAGCAAGGCAACAAAGTGCTAATGCAATTGCAGGAGGAGTTTCAGGAATAACTGGAATAGCTGCAAGCGCAGCGGGAAATTCTGAATTTGGGGTATGATAATAATATTATTAAAATAAACAAAAAAAATGGGTGCATACGAAAATCCGCAAACAGTCATAGTTGATACTTCTTCTGCTTGGACAAATATGTCTAAGTCGATTGCTAATACTACTGTAAAATTTTTAGAAAAACAAACAGAGGTACAAAATGAAAAGTTAAAAAAGCAGCAAAAAGAAGATTTAGCGTACAGCCAAAGACTTGTAAAAAATTTAAATACTCAACAATCAAAATTATATGGTTTAGATATTGAAAAGCAAACTAATGATTTGTTTAATCAAACCATATCTGATAAGACTACATTAGAGTTAAATCTTGAAAAAGCTACTACTCCAGAAGAAAGAAGTATGTATGCTGCTCAATTAGGGGACTACAATAATAGACTTAATCAAATATTAGATTTTGCTAAAAATAAAGATACGTTTAAAGAAAATTTTTTAGATAAAAATGACCCTACTTCAAGAAATGGAGAAGGGCAATGGTCTATACAAGGTGTTGAAGATTATTCTGATTGGATTAATTATGGGCAAAACTACGCTGCTTCTACCACTAATAGTTTCTTAAGTTTTGATGAATTAGGTGAATTAAAAATAAATATAGCTAATCCTGAAAATCAAGAAGAATTTAAGTCTTGGGGCACAACTGATTTCTTTTCTAAACAACCTCCTATAACGCCTATGGTTTCTAAAGGTTTGAGTGAAAGACTTTTAGATAGAGGTATATTAAATTCTAAAACACCTGGTAAATTAGCAGATGAATATAACACAATGAAAAGAAATGTTATGGATGCGATGGTTATTTCAGATGTTATTGAACCTTACGCAGAAAGTATTTTAACAGATCCCGATGCTGCTCAATCAGTTTGGATTAATGTTTTAAAACAACCTGGTTTACTTGAAATGGCTACTGAAGAAGAGGGCAGATTTCCTATAGAAGGAAGCCCTTTTTCAAAAGAAAGCGCTGAAAAATTTATTGAGGCATTTAATAATTTTGCTAAAAGCAAACTACCTAAAAATCACCCCGTAGCTGTAAAAGCTGTAAAAGATAGAATAGAAACAGCAGAAGAAATTGTTGAAGAAAAATTTAATAATTATATAAAAGAATTAGATACTTCTTGGACTGATGTTACAGGAGAAACAGCATCATTTGATCCTAAAACAAATATGCTTACCGTAACAGTAGAAATGGAAAATGAAGATGGCGATATAATTACAGAACCAGAATTATATGATTTAAGCCAACCGGGTCAATTTACTAATTATATTAGGTTATTATTAGATAAATCACCTGACTTGGGTAATGATATTAAAAGCAGGGAAATAAAAAGAAGTATATTAGAAAAAGCTAAAGTTAAAGAAAAAGAATACCTTGCTAAATCAAATGGAGCTGATGATTACAAGGGGTTTGAAGATTATCTAACTGGTCAAATTAAAAAAGACTAAAACATGTTTAAAACATTAAATCATAATGGCAATAGTTTTGAATTTCCTGATAATGAAAAAGGAAAAAATGATTATGAAGCTTTTATTGCTAAATTTCCTGATGCTACAGAGGTAGCAATTACCCCCGATCCCGACGAAGAGGGAAAGGAAACCCCTTCACAGGAGACAGTGGATGCAACTGTGGAGGTAAGCGATACGGCATCCAACTTGGAAAATGGTTCTTCGGAATCACAAAAAATAGATAACAGCCCCGAAGCTATATTTAAAAGAAAAAAACAAAACGCATTAGATCAAGCAAAAGTTTATAGCCAGCCTATTGAGCTAGAAGAAGTTGTAGTAACTTTTGATCCTTCGGAAAGAACAACCGAAGATTTAATAGACGATATTACAAAAGTTGATGATAGAATAAAACTTATAGCGGGAGACGATATGCAAATAGATGCGTTGGATTCTCCTAAAAGAATAAAAGAATATGCAACTCTTGCGAACAGAAGAAAAGAAATAAATGATAATTTAAGAAGTAAACTTAAAGAAGAAGGCAGCGCAAAGTCTTTATTAAGATCATTAAAAAAAGGTGATAAAGCTTTAGGCGAATATTTGCTATCAGTGCCTTCTTTTATTTATGAAATAGGATCCTTAGTGAGTGATCCTGTTAATAGAGCTTTAGGATTACCTAAAACAGATTTAACAAAATTTGAAGAATCTATAGGAACTCGGTCTTTATTAGATTCTTTAATAGATGAACAAGAAAAGTTAGGTAAAATACAAGAAGAATATAAAGACTTAAATAATATAAAAGGAGGTATTGGGGAAAATTTTTCTAAAGGTAATATCAGTGAAGGCTTTTATTTGCTAGGAGAAACATTAGCAGAATCTGCACCTGTAAGCTTATCTTTAATGTTTGGAGGCGCTGCTGGTTTGTCGAGAACTGCTTTAACATTAGGAGGCGGTATTCCTTTAGCTGCCGGAGAAGTGAGAACTCAAAAAGAAGAATACCCTGATCAAGAAAAAGCAGAAATGCTTTTAAAATCAACTTTAATTGGTTTATCAGAAGGATTTTTTGAAGGAGTATTTGGCAGCGGTGCTATAGGTAAAACATACAAAAATATTATTGCTAAAGAAGGCGTTGAACAAGGAACTAAAACTTTTAAAGATGGAATTATTTCAATGTACGAAGGGGCCTTGCAAAAATTTGGTGTTCCTATTGCGGCTGTTTCTGGAGGATTAGAAGAAGTAGGAACTCAAATAACCCAAAATTTAGTTAATGGTAAGCCTTTTAATGAAGGCGTTACAGACGCGTTTTTAGCTGGTGTTGGCGGTGGAGGATTATATGGGGCGCCAGTTAATTTAGCTAAAGGAGTTGAATTAGGCCGTAATCTAATACAGGAAATAAAAGTAAATGCTGAAATAAAACCAACCGAGTATACAAATATCTCTTATGCATTTGATCCTATAGAAAAAACTACTGAAACACAAATAAAATTATCTCAATTAAAAAATTCAGATAAGGTATTACAAAGAAGTGTAGATTCTGAAATTAAAAAAGGAAATATTACACAAGAACAAGGTGATGCTATAAAATTAAACTTTAGAGAAACTCAAGGTGCTACAAATCAAATAAAGTCTTTAAAATTAAATGAACAAGATCAGGCTACTACTGTTCAGTTAATGAAAGAAAAAAAGCAATTAAAAAATCAAATTGAGCAAGTAGGTGAGCCAAATTTAACTACTGAACAATCCGATAGAATAAAGCAGATTGATGAAGACTTAAAAGGTATTAGCTCAAAAGCTGTAACTCAACAAGTTGAAAAAGTAAGAGAGGCAGCTAAAGATATTACAGATTTAGATATTCAAGAGTTTGCTACTACAGCAGAAACAGAGGCTTTTTTAAGTGAGCAAGATCAAAATGTTAAAGCATCCGCTAACCAAGGGTTTATAATTCAAAATAAAGATGGGAAGCAAACCATTGTAATAAATAGAGAAGTTGCAGATAAAGAAATAGCGGTTGCCGCTCCTGCTCATGAGTTTTTACATGCTATTTTATATAAAACCGTTAAAGATTCTCCTAATACAGCTTTACAATTAGGTAACTCCTTAATGGAATATATTAGTAAGATTGATATAAATCAAGTTAAAGATAGTAATTTTGCACAAAGACTTCAACAGTATCAAGATCAGCCCGCTGCAGTTCAAGCTGAAGAAGCTATTACTTTATTTTCTGATGCTATTTTAACAGGAGATATAAAATTTAAAGAAAATATATTTACTAAACTTCGAGATGTAATTTCTAAAATATTACAGGTTGGCGGAGTTAAAGCTAGATTTGATACAGGAAGAGATGTATATAATTTTATTAGAGATTATAATAAAAATATACAAGAAGGTAAATTAACTAGCCAGCAAATAAAAACAGCTGAAGAAGGGGTTAAATTAGATATTCAAGAACAAGCCGTTAAAAAAGCAGAAACAGTAGTTAGAGAATCAAGGTCTGAAGAGGCATCTAATAAAGTTCAAGAGCTATATGAACAAAAAGGTGTTAATGCAGCTGTAGAAATAATAGAGCAATTTAAACCTATAACTAATAAGATAGTAGAGCAACGTAAAAATGCTCCAGGCTTTGATAGACAATTACTTACTGATGAAATTGAAACAGGTGCTGGTGGCATACTTGACTTAATACAAGCATATGATCCTGCATCTAACGTTCCTTTAGCGGCTTATATTAATAAATTTTTGCCCGTAAGAGCCATCACAGCATCTCGTAGAGTGTTAGATGAAGAGTTTGTAGGTGATATTACAGAAGCACCGCAGGTAGCTACTGAAGCTGCACCAGAAACAGAGGTTGAGGTTCCGCCCACTAAAACTAAAAAGCAAGTTAAAAAAGAAACACTTAGTGAAGAAAATCAACAAGCTCTTAAAGATGTTGTTACAGATTTAAAATTAACAGAAGATCAGCTTACTTTTAAAACATTACCTAATGCTGCTATAGAGGTATTTGCTAAGCAAATTGATATACCTGCTAAAAAGTTTGCTGGAAAGTCTAATTTTAGACAAGCAGAGCTTGATAAAGTAATAAACTTTATTGAAGAAAACATAGATATTATTAGACAAGCATTACCCGAAGCAGCTGTGTTAGAAGGCGCTTCTGTTAGCGAGGGTCTTATAGGCACCGCAACTGGTGTACCTAATAATTTACTAAAAGATTCTAATTTATATACACGTAAAGAAAGAACTACAAAAAGAGCGGGTATAGTTCCTTTTGAAAAAAATAAAGGTATTGATAATAGCTCAATCTTAAAAGCTATAGGTATTATTGAAGGCAAAAGAACTGCCGGGCCCAGAGATAAACAAGCTCAAACAGCTAAAGGATTAATTAATGTGCTCGCCAAGTTTGCTACAAATCAAGAAGTACGACAGCAAAAAGATTTAACTCCACAACAAAAAACTGATATTGAAACTGGTAAAGGAAGTAGATTATTATTTAGCAGATCATTAAGCGAAGTTTTTGGACTATCCGCTAATGAAGCCTTTAGCTTTAGCAATATATCTGATATTAATTCTGGTAGAATTGAATTAAAGGATTTATCGTCTGCTATGATTAAAGATGTTGGTATTCAAGAATGGATAGATATTATAGATCCTGTTATAAGTAGGCAATACAAAGTTGGTGATAAACAACTATTAGATAATAAAATTGGCTTTGAAGCACTTGAATTAACAGAAAAAGAATTTAATGAAAATAAAAATATATTATTAGAGCGTTCTACTATTGATGGTAAAAAAAGATATAATCAATTTTTAACTCGTGGTAGAAAAGATTATTATGAAAATATATTATCTAGCGCTATAAATAAAGAAGTAAAATGGATTCCAAGAGAAGGTGTGGAAATTGATGGAACCATATATAAAACTCCTATAGTTCCTAAACAAACCCCTGAAGGATTTGTAAATAAAAAAGCATGGAATGCTTCTTTACCGGAACGAATAAAATTTGCAGAAAATCAACAGAAAGGATTTAAAAAAATAATACAAAAGCTTACCAATACATATCAGAATTCTAATAAAAGCAAAAAAGATAAAGCAAAAGTTGGTATGGTATTAAATACTTTTAATTCTAATATTAATGGTTTAATTAGAACAGCAGCCACCCCAGGATTAGAGTTTAGAGTAGAAAAATTAAATAAAGATTCTGATTATAGATACGAGCATACTCAACCTGCTTCGGAAACATTAAGACAATTAGCAAAAATAATTATTGGAGATAAAAATGCTCAAACATATGAAGAAATAATGGAAAACTTTAGGGTTGCTATTATTCCAAAAATATATGATGATATTATAAATAAAGTAAGATTTAATGGAAAATTATTAAGATCAACATCTCCTTTAGACGAAAATAAAAACTTACAAAAACCAGTTGAATCAACTAAACCAACTCGCTATGAAGCCGCGGCAAAAGCTATAGCAAATGCAGGATTAGCCCCATTAATATTAACCGATGCTATAGTACCCACAGATAAAGCTCAAGTAAAATTAAGCAAATCAAAATCTAAAGCTGCAGTAAAAAACAATTTAGAATTACCTAAATCTCAACGCTTACCTAAAGGCAGCACTAATGAACAGGTATTAGCTAAAATGCAAGAGCTTGATAATGAAGCTAATGAAGCTAGAATTAAATACAGCAAATCACAAAACTTAGATGAAGCATTCAATGATATTATAGAAGCTAAAACTGGCATTGAAACATATAAAAGATTTTCGCCGGCTAAAGCAGCTGTAAGAGGAGCAAGTAAAGGTAAATTTAATTTCTTTATCCCACCTAGTGCTGAAGACTTTACAGGGTTATTATATAAAACATTAGCTAAAGGTAAATTGGGGGATAGACAAATGCAATGGTATAAAGATAATTTATTAGATCCTTATGCTAGAGCAATGAATGATATATCCGCTGCCCGTGTAGCTATGTTTGAAGATTATAAATCACTTAAAAGTGATTTAGAAATTATTCCTAAAGATCTTAAAAAGAAAAGTGTTGATGAATATACAAGAGAACAAGCTGTAAGAGTTTATATATGGAATGATCAAGGTGATAATGTACCTGGTTTATTTAAAACAGATCAAAAGGATTTAGTTAATTATGTAAATAATGATACTGAGCTTAAGCTGTTTGCAGAGCAACTTATAGCTATTCAAAAAAACGATGAATATTCTGCTCCTAAAGAAGGATGGCTTGCGGGCAGTATTACAACAGATTTATTAGAAGGCGTTAATTCTATTAAAAGAAAAAAATATTTAGAGCAGTGGCAAAATAATGCAGATGAAATATTTTCTGATGTTAATATGAACAAATTAGAGGCAGCATTTGGAAAGCCTTATAGAAAAGCTTTAGAAAATATTCTTACAAGAATGAAAACGGGTAGAAATAAACCGTTTACAAGCGATTCACTTGCAGGTAGAGTTACCGACTGGTTAAATAATTCTGTTGGAGCGATCATGTTTTTTAATACACGATCTTCTGTATTACAAACAATATCGTCAATTAACTTTGTTAACTGGAGTGATAATAATATTTATCAAGCTGGTAAAGCTTTTGCTAATCAACCACAATATTGGAAAGACTTTAAATTTTTATTTAATTCTGACTTTTTAAAAGAAAGGCGCGGAGGTTTAAGATTTAATGTAAGTGAATCTGAAATAGCTGATGCAGCTAAAAAAGGTGGTGCAAGGGGTGTTATAAGTAAAATACTTCAGGCTGGATTCCTACCTACGCAAATGGCGGACAGTTTTGCAATTGCATCAGGTGGAGCTACATTTTATAGAAATAGAGTTAAATCTTATATTAAAGAAGGATTAACAGAAACTGAAGCACAAGAAAAAGCATTTTTAGATTTTAGAGAAATAGCTGAAGAATCACAGCAGTCATCAAGACCCGATAGAATTAGTGCACAACAAGCAGGGCCATTAGGGCGCACCATATTAGCTTTTGCAAACACACCGGCGCAATATGCTAGATTAACTAAAAAAGCCGCTAGTGATCTTATAAATGGCCGTGGTGATGCTAAAACAAATATATCTAAGCTACTTTATTACGGTGTAGTGCAAAATTTAATATTTAACACTTTACAGCAAGCGGCATTTGCAATTGCATTTGGTGATGATGATGAAGATGAAAAGAAAAAAGAAGAAAAATACATAAGTGTAGCTAATGGAATGGCAGACGGTTTACTCAGAGGTATTGGTGTTGGCGGTGCCGTAATCTCTACATTAAAGAATACTTTAATTAAAATTATTAAAGAATCAGAAAAGAAACGGCCCGATTATGCTGAAACTGCTGTAATACAATTATTAGGTATATCTCCACCTATTCAATCAAAAGCTCAAAAAATAAGGAGTGCTTTAAAATCTTATGAGTGGAATAAAGACGAAATGAAAGAAAAAGGATTTAGCTTAGATAATCCCGCTTATTTAGCAGGAGCTAATGTTATATCTGCAGCAACAAATATACCTCTTGATAGAGTTGTAAAAAAAGTAAACAACGTTAGAGCAGCCACAAGAGATGATATATCTAAACCGGAAAGAATGATGTTATTAGCAGGCTGGTCGGATTGGCAATTAGGTATACAAAAAGAAAAGGAAGTTAAACCTAAAAAGAAAAAAAAGCGTAAGCTTAAAAGAGTAACAAAAGGACAAAGATAATCATTATGGGAAAAATAAGTGGACCTTGCAAAGCTGCAGCAAAAAGAAAGTTTAAAGTATGGCCATCCGCATATGCTTCGGGATGGGGTGTGAGATGCACTCGAGCAGGTGGACCATTTAAAATGGGTAAAAAGAAAAAATAATGTACACACAGAATTCTCCTATTGCTAAAAAAATAAAAGGTGGAGGAACCACCAAAGCTTGTTTACCTCTTGCCAAAATACGTAGTATGAGCAAAGCCGAGCGTGATAAAGTTATTAGAGCTAAAAGAAAAGCCGGTAAAGCTGGTAAATACAAAAGAGATTCTAAAACAAACGTAAAAGGTGCTAGCAAAAAGGGTAATACGTTACGGGATTGGTTTGAAAAAGAAGATTGGAGACAAGTAGCTAATCCAAGCAAAAAATGCGGTGAAAAATGAAATATTTTAAGAATAAAGAAGACTTTAGAGGGAACATGGACAAAATGGATCCTAAACTATTAACCATGCTTGATGAGCTTCGCGAAGAATATGGTCAACCTATTATTCTTAATTCCTCATATAGACCCGCTTCTCACCCTATAGAAGTTGTAAAAAGCAAACCAGGAGAGCACACATATGGTGCCGCGGTAGATATTAAATGTATTGGCGGTGAAAATACATTTAATTTAGTAAGTGCAGCTATTAAAGTTGGATTTAGACGCATAGGTATATCGCGTAAAAGTAATTTTGTACACGTTGGAATTGGTTATCCTAGTGCGCCTAAAACAACTATTTGGACATATTAACCATCACAACTTAAACATTCAGGATCCATAGCCGCTGCTGCTATATCACCTCTTAGTACTGATTCTGTTCTAGTATAATATAAAGTTTTTATTCCGCGTTTCCAAGCTTCTATATGAACTTGATTCATCCATTTGGGCGTTGCTTCAGAAGGAAATGCTAAGTTTAAACTTACAGATTGATCTATATAGTCTTGTCTTATACCAGCTTGTCTAATCAATTCTAATTGATTTATTTCTTTAAATGTTTTAAATACATTTTTTACAGATTCTCCTTCTCCTTCTTTAGTAAGTCTTCCTCCGTGATCGTAAACCCATCCATCAAATTGTTTAATTCCTTGAATGGATCCACCATCTTCCAAAATTTTGTCCCAAGTTTCTTTATTGTCGATTCCAATTTTTCTTAATACTTTTTTAAGTTCTTTATTTTTACGTATAAATGTTCCTTTAGCAGATTGTTCTGTAAATACATTTGCGGCCCAGGGTTCAATACCTGGTGATACATTTCCTGATAATTTACTATTAGAAACTGTAGGCGCTACCGCTCTTAAATGCGTATTACGAAATCCTGTCCCTACACACCATAAAGGTTCACCATAAGTTTCCGCTAATGCTCTTGAAGCTCTTTCAGTTTCAATTTTTATTTTTGAAAAAATTTCTCGCGTTTTGAATTGCGCTAATAAACTTTCGAAAGCGATTCCGTTTTTTTGTAGTAGGCTGTGCCATCCAAGGACACCAAGCCCAAGTGCCCTTCCTTTTTCCGCACTGCGTACAGAGTTCTCGAATCCCTTCATATTCTTTGCCTTCTGGATAAATTCTTCTAGCACACCGTCCAGGAACCATGTTGCGTCGTATATCAGATTGGTATTCTTCCATTCATCATATTTATCTAAATTAACCGATGATAAGCAGCAAACAAAACTATGACTTTCATCTGTATGTAACACTATTTCGCTACAAATATTAGTCATATGTACTTTTAAACTATTTTTTTTGTATGCTGTTGGGTTATTTTTGTTTGCATTTCCCTTAAAAAGAATATAAGGTTCTCCAGTAGCTTTGCGCTTTTGGAGGAGTTTGGACCATTTCCCCCGTGCATCCTTATCTCCCGCTTCAAGTCTTCGCATAAACTTGTCACCGACCACAGCACACTGGTGTAAGTTAAGGGATTGTCTATTGACATCTCCTTTAGGTTCTCTAATTTCAATCCATTCATCAAAGTCGGAATGTTCAATATTGATATTAACTGAAGCAGCTCCTCGTCTGACAGATCCTTGATTAGTGGCAAGTATTGTTGAATCGTATATTTTGCAAAACGGCACCACTCCATCACTTGTTCCATTACCTGTTATTTTAGCTCCAGCGGGACGAATCATATTAATTCCGATACCAACACCCCCGCCGTGTTTTGCTAGTAACATCATTTCTAAATTTTTAGTACCAATATCATGCACACTATCTGCAACATCTATTCCAAAACAGCTAATTGGTAATCCTCTATCTGCACCTGTGTTAGATAATACTGGTGAAGCTAAACATAACCATCCTTTCCATATATAATCAAAAAACTTTTCGGCTAATTCAGGTTTATATAATCTTTTAGCTACAGCATTGCTTACTCTCCAATATGCATCTTTAGGAGATTCTCCATTAACTAAATAACCTCCCGCAATAGTTTTTTTGTAAACATCAGTATCACCCCAGCTGGGATAATCTTCTCCTTTTACCCAATTATCATTCCAACCCATTAATATAATTTTACATATTCAATAGTTCCATTCCAATCACCTTTTATTTCTGCGCTTAATGAATCTTTATTTATTAATTTATAAACCACAAAGATCTTATGATCAATAGCAGGATTTACGCAAATAGTTTTTATACTATCATTATTGAATAGTAAAGTTTTTTCAATAAGTCTATCATCTTGTTCAAAACTATAAGTTAATATATTTACTTCATTATAACTATCATTAACTATAATGTTTGTTAAATAATCTGTTTCAACACTAGCCCATATTCCTTCAAAATCTTGTATTTGTCCGTAAGTAATGTTAAAAATTAAAGTTAAAAGTATTGCTAATTTTTTCATAATATTAAATTTCTAATTGTTTTTCGTTTTTTGTTTCAGTTGCTTTTTCTTTAAGTTTTTTAATTGCTTCATCATGACCAGGCATTAATTTAATAGTTTCATGAGTACCAAAAGTCATAGTTCTTAAATTTTCATTTTCGGTAATAAGTTGTTGCAGCACATTTGTAATAGCTGCAATGCGTTGCTCTACGCTGTCTAATCTACTTTGTTTTTTTGTTTTCATATTATTTGATTTTATAAAACATTACTAATACTATTAAAAATTGTATAAATAAATTAAATATCCTAATGTTACATTTAAATTTACTACTACTAAATTCCATTGTTTTGCTACAAATACCTGCGGCAACGATAGTATACCTCCTGCTACATATGTAATAGCACCTACTGCATCAGGCAATAAATAAGGTGAAATCATTATAAAGCCTGCACCCATATACCCTAACCTATTAGATAATCTTTCTAATGGGGTTAGCTTTCTTTCTTTTACAAGATTTTTTAAATTTACCATATATCTTCAAAATCCTCCCCTTCGTTTGCTTTAGAATAATCAGTCGGGCGAACAGCAAAAAAATCAGTATGAGTATGCCCCCCGGTAAGATGATAGAACCAGTCAAGATTGCCTGCTGCTTTTTTATTAAATTCAAAGTTGAACCCACTGTTCCCGTATCCAAGTTCTTGTAATTTTTCATTAAGACGTTTTCTGATAAATTGTTTAAGATCATAGGCTTTGAGGTTTTCAATGTCCCCCAATTCAAACATTTTATCAATGTATCGTTCCTCTGCGTTGAGTATTGTTTTAGCCGCTTCAAATATTTGTTCTTTACATTCATTTATTAAATTTGGCTCTTCTTCACACATATGCCTAAACAATTGACAACCCATTTTACTGTGAAGTGATTCGTCGCGTACAGACCACTTCATTTGTTGTCCAATACCTTTTAGTAAATTTCTTAATTGAAAAGAATATAATACAGCAAAAGCAGAATATAAACTAACTCCTTCAGCAAAAGCAGAAAATATAGCCAAAGATTTTGCAATACCAATTTTTTCAGATCCTTTATAAGCAACAAGGTTGTCAAACCTTTCCATAGTTGCTTCATCTTGTAGAAAAGCTTCAAAGTTTTCAAGTCCTAATGTTTCATTTAAATAACTATAGGCTACTGCATGAATTGTTTCTTGATTACCAAACATCATAGCCATCTGTTGAATTTCATGCTTAGGAAACCACGCAACTACCTTTTGTGTCCAATAATCGGACACTGCACATTCAGTTTGCGCAAAACCTAACAATATATTACCTACTAAATTTTTTTCTTCTTTGGTTAGTTTTTCATTCCAATCCTTTACGTCACCAGACATAGGTATTTCTGTGTGTAACCAAAATGCCTGTGCTTGTTTTAACCATCCTTCAGTATAATATTCTGGATAATCAAAAGGTTTATATGCTACTCTTAAATCAAATAGTCCCATTTATTATTTATCTATTATTAAACAAAAATCTATGAAAGGTAAATATACAACATGCTCATTATAATCTTTATTAATATAAGATCTTATTCCTAACAATATACCCGGATACAACCCAATACTAAGTTCCCATCCTTTAGCGTCCTTGCCCTCTGTATTTTTTAACATAGTTTTTACTTTTTTTAAGTTGTGAAGTTTTGCTTTTTGCGTGCACATTAGGACGCTTTACTTTATTTTTTGTTTTGTAATTATTTAATATTATTTTTGCCATAACATTTTATATTGTGCATTTCATGTAATTCAACAAGCTCTTTATACAAAAGTCTTCCTCTTGTTTCTATACTCCATTTAATAAATTTATCAATTTGTCTATCCGCATATTTAATGCGAGCTATTTTTTTGCCTTTTCTAGGATCAATTCTACCGTTCTGTCGCATTCTTTTTGATTCTGTGGTTTGTATAGTGTATAATTTGGGAACTGATTCATCACAAGTTGTTTAAATAGCTTCCAGCGCATTGGAAATGATTCATTAGCCCTTCCTTTTGTTTCAATTATAAAAGTATCTCCTATAAAGTCGGGTGTATATTTAATAGGCAATATTCTTTTGCAGCCTCTATTCTTATAATCACCTTTGCCATTTGATTGTCTTTCATATACTTCGTTTTCAAAATGAAAACCATTTAACAAAACAAAAGTTTCTCCTTCATACTTTGTCCGTATTTTAGCTTTTTTTAAAGCCATATACATATACCTTTCTAAGCCTGAAGCAAAATTAATACCATCATATGACACTTTTTTTGAAACAACCGGTCCACGTTTTCTTTTTTTATATGGTCGCCGTTTAATCATCATTAAATGTTTTATTTATGTTTTTTAGCATTACTTCCTGAAGCTCTTCTGTAGTATTTTCTTTAAGTTTTTGAAGATATAATACTGCATCCATTAATTCTTCTTGTAAATGATTCATCCAAATAAACATATTAGAAGGATCTTGGTCAAGAGTTATTTTATATTTTTCATAACCTACATCAGATCGCTCTACAAACTTATCTACTACACGTTCAACTACTGGATCCCTAAATTTAATTTTTTTCTTATTCATCTTTCACAAATGTTCCGTTAATCATTCTACCAGTTCTATTAGATATTTCATCATAAGCAGACTGAATGCAAGTTTCAATATCGGTACCGACAAGATGGGCAAGATTAGTAAGAACAACAACGCTATCACCAATAGCATCAATAATATCTTCTTTATTATTTTTAAGTAAGGCTTGGGATAGTTCTCCAGATTCTTCATATAATTTAATTATTTGTGTTTTAGTATCACCCTTTTCATATAATCCTCTTTCTTCTGCCCAATTGCGTATATTATTAAATATATCTATTAATTCAACAGGTGGTATTAAATTGTTTTCAGGGTTTAAAAAAGCTTCATAATAAGCTTTGTTATAAATGTAACTGCGTTTTTCGTTGTACATAGATTTTTTGCAGTTAAGTAATATCCAATTAATTGTTTCAACATTAAGCTCAAAATCACCATGTGATGTTTCCCACGATAAGTCCATGTTATCCCTTAACCAATTGTTAAGTTGTAATTTAGGCACAGGAAATGTTGTAGTTTGTTCGGTAACGTTTATTTTCATTTTATTTAATTTTTGATTACATAAATTTTTATATTTTTGTCTGTCAACTTTATAGCCATAAGATTTTTGAAGTTCTATTTCCCGGTCAGATATATAATTTATATCATCACTAGAATCAAGAACTTCATATTCATCTAACTTATACCCTTGTACAGTCGTTACGCGTTTATTAAGATTACGTGTAACTCCTATTTTTTTACCCGGTATGTGATAAATAAAGTACATAGTTTATGTTGCTAATGGTGCTTTAATTAAAGTAGCAGGATTATAATTAATTAAAGTTATATCCTCATGAGTTGGTATATCTACTTCATGTGTTAAAGATAGCCCTTTTTTTAATATTACTGTAGGTAATTTACCATCAGCCCTGTTTAAATATTTTAATGATTGTTCTAAATGATTATTATATAAGTGACAATCTCCCATAAAACAAATTAATTCGCCAGGTTTATATCCAAAACCTTTAGCTAACATAAGTAGTAACAAACCATACATAGCTATATCATATGGTAAACCTAAAAAAACATCAACTGATCTTTGTGACCATGACAAGCTTAATTTACCATCATTTATATAAACTTGAAAACCATAATGACAAGGAGGCAATGCCATATCATCCAATTCATGGGGATTCCATAAGCTTGCCATAATGCGCCGTGAGCTTGGTTCCTGTTTAATTTGCTTGAGAACTTGTTCAAGCTGATCAATACCATTAAAGTTACGAAGCTGCTTACCATAAACAGGACCAAGTGTATTATCGGTTCTTCCGGATTTTTCATAATTCTCATTCCAGTAAGTAACACCGTGATGCTGCAAGTAATCCATGTCATTGCGACCTTGTAATATCCATAGTAATTCCGTAATTGCATGATTAAAATATATTTTTTTAGCGGTTAATAATGGAAATCCGAGTTCCATATTATGTCTAAGAACTCTTCCGAAGACAGATCTCGTCCCAGTGCCAGTTCTATCTTTCTTTTCCTTTCCTCCATTGAGTATTCCTGATAATAATCCTCTGTATTCATCTTGTACGTTTATCATAATAATATTTCATTGTTTTTTTTATTGCTGGCCATATATCTTTATCATTGTACGATAGAGGAGATATATGTGCCTTTTCATTTTTTTTATATGGTCCTAGTCTTATTTCTATAAACCAAGCTTCAGGAAATAATCCTTTTGTAGTAGGTTTAGGAGATATACGATAATTATTATTAATGCAATAATTAAAATGTAATTGTTCTTCCTTTGTTAATGTTGTAGCATATTTTGATAAACCTTTATAAGATTTTTTTTTAACTAAACCGCTTCCCATGGCATTGCTTCATTTATAACTGTTTCAGGGTATATGGGTATAAAACAACCTGATTTATATTCCCATTTAAAATGGGCTTCCGCACCATTTTCACCTAAGTTTTGAAATTTAACCTTAAGCACCTTGGCTTTAACAGTTTTATTATCATAATCGCGGTGAACCAATAAACCGTGATAAGACGCATCATACCATTCACCACCGCCTTTAATATTATACATAGTTGGTTCTTCAATTTTTCCATCATTATTTTTATACATTTTTGTTGGGTGAGCTACAACTATAACTAAAACATCATATTTTTTTGCAAATGTTTCAATTTTAGTTAAATATTCCATTGTATATCTATTAACATCTTCTGTTTTGCAATTTACATCTCTAATTTTATTAAATGGGTCAATAACTAAGCATTTAATACCTTTTCTTTTAACAAGTTCAGCACCTTTCTTTAAAACTGATTCTAAAGTATAGCGCTCCATGTCTATAAAAAAGAAATTGTCATTAACATGCCCAGCTATTGATTTCCATTTTGCTCCACCAATGTCGGACTTGTGTGGCATATCTTGCCATACTTTTCGCATTAGCTTATGAGCGTGTAAAAAAGTAGGTGCATTTTCGGGTGATGCAAAGGCTGTTTTCCATTGATAATTTTGATTATAACCTACAACCATTTGATCCACAAAATCAGACTTACCACTGCTTGGTATACCAGTAACAGTAATAAACTGACCAGTATAAGTACTGAAAATATCGTCGAAATTGCTAAGCCCAATTTGGTAACCTTTTTTAAAACCATTTTCAACAAAATCTGTAATTTCACCTTCAATGTCTTTGAATGTTGTAACGTTTTCAAGCGGGACCGCTTTCGCTTGTTGTACAAGTTTTGATAATCCTTTAGTTCCATGCTTTAATAAATATTCGTTTGCATCTTTGCAATCATTGAAGTCTATAATAAAACAAACCTCTGCACCAAGACGTCTAATTAATTCTTGTTGCAAGGCTTGTCCTGCTTCATCTTTATCAACTGCTAAAATTATCTTTTCTTTATTTTCAAGATAGTCTATACAGTTATCTAAGTAATCTAAGTTATTACTATTTAAAGTTGCCCCGTTAGGGACAGAGATAGTATTAAATACACCAGCTTCATGGAAAGATAATACATCCATTTCGCCTTCCACAATAATACAACTAGTGTGATTAGCAACGCTATTGATATTATAAAATACTTTTTCGGCTCCTTTAAATAGTTTAAAGTTTTTTCTAGCATCTCTATATTTTATATTAATTAATTCATTACCTATAAAATAATTAAACTTAATTGTATTTTCAAGTTTATTAGTTTGTGGCATCCATTCTTGGCCTTCTGAAACTTTTAAAGCTTTAAGGGTTTTAACAGATATACCTCTTGAATCAAACCACTTTTCAACCTTAGTGCTTTCTATGGGTGCTACACTTTGCCCAACTGGTCGCGTGTATTCCTTTAAGCTATTACCTTTTCTTTGGTAAGTATGTAACTGAAAAGTAGTATCACAATTATGACAAGTACCTAAACCGGTTTGCCAATCATAAGAAGCACATTTTAATTTTTGCTTTTGTGACTTCCTATCAGATGAACACAGGGGACAAATCCCCTGCGCTTTTCCTTCTTCAAGATCATATTGGTTAAAATCTTCAATTTTATAACCATTTATTTCCTGAGTATTAATTTGCATTTAATTTTCGTTTTTTAGTACTGGTTCGTTGTTTTCATCGTAATGAACATAAATCCATTTTTCATCAATCACATCGTAATATTTATTAAAACGGTAAATCATCTGCTACGGGTTGAGGTTTGGGGGCCGCAGGCGCTGAAGAAATATTATCTCTTGGCGCTGGCTCTACGTTTTGGCCATTCGTCCAAACAACATTAACATTGCCTAAATAAACCTTAGGCTCTTTGCTTTCACGTTGTTCTTTTGATTGACGTACAGTTAATGATCCTTGTTGACCAAACTGGTCTATTTCATCATTAATTGTAATTGTTACAGGTAAATACTTACCTTTTTTTCCATCAATAATTTCGTTCTTTGGAACTTTTGATAGATTAATACTTGTGTTTAAGATAGTTGCCATATAAAATAAAATTTAAAGTGTTTCATTAATAAAATATTGTTGAGGGTCAAAGTTAGGTGTATTATAATGTAAATCAAACATTTCACACGCTTTAATTACTTTATCTTCACCTTTTTGTAAAAACTTTTCAGAACAATCACATAGTTTAATTTTATGTGTATTTTTATCCATTACAATAAAAACCATTTCAAATCCAAATAGTTTATTATAAATATAAGATTGACTGTCATAATTAAACTTATTTGCACTGAAGCGAAAATTATCAAGATTTGTTGTAGTTTTTAAATCAATAACTAAACGTTCATCATAATTAATAATATCAGCCTTAGCTTTCCAATTAAAATCAAAGATTTTACCTACAGCAGGTTCTTCATAAATTATATTAGATCCTGTAATTAAGCTTTCAATAAACTTATTTTTAAGTAATTTGTCCGTCATAGCTTCTACCATATCAGCTTCCTGTTGAAGTAAACACATTTCACCATCAGATATTTCTTTATAGTGTTTAGTGTTTCTACTTGAGCTTTCTATAATTTTAAAAGATTTAACTTTTTCAGGTTCTAATATAATAGTATGAAAATATCCACCAATAAGCATAGCAGCTGTTTTTTCAACTGTATCATATAACTTTTCAGGTTCACTAAGTAAAGTTCTAATGTTTGAATTGCTTAAATATTGCTGTCCAAACTTACCATAGTAATGTTCATCTTCTCTTAGCTTATCTACTATTTCCTTGCTATTCATTTAAAGTGTGCTTAATTCTTTTTCTAATTCAGGTGTAAGTTTATATTTATTTTTAATCTTTTCAAGTGATCCACCTTTTTTCAAATATTCTTTAGCCTCTGGGACCCAGTTGTTATTTGAAGCTGTAGTTGCATCAGCATCTGCGGTATCATCAATTAAAAATAGATTACCTAAAGCATACTTTTTAGCATAAGAACTAGCTGTGCCATATCTTTGAGGCATTGCTTGGCCTTTAAACATAACATCAACTCCTACGACTGCAGTTGCTGAAAGCTCATTTAGATTATCTCTAATGGTTGCTGTTGATTGAATTACCGAAGGATCGTTAGATATAAGTTCTTCAGTTGTAGTAACGGTTACATCAAGCTCTAGTAAGAATGGTTTTAAAGCTTCTAAGATGTCTTCGGCTGATCTATAGTAATAGTTTCCGAATTTGTTAAAGCGACTTTTTTTTGCTTTTAACTTGGTTTGAATGGTTGCTAATTTTTGTGTCAATTCCATAAAAAAAATTAGATTGGTTAATAATATAATCACGCATCTCGTGTATTATTTACACGGAATCTCCTATTTAACTTACAGATAATCAAGCACTTGCGAACTATCTACGTTGTCAATTAGTTTTTGTATTGCTGCTTTTTTAATTTCGGATACTCTTACGTAAGAACTAGGTCCTTCAATACCTATAATCTTTGCGATGTCATTAGCAGAATGCTTATCGCAATCCAATCCGTAAGATAAGCGTAATACTTCATATTCTTTTGGATTTAAGTTCTTTTTTAGTATACTTTTTAAATATATATTAAGCATACCTAAATTATATGGTTCAGATCTGTCTGGCACTTGATCAAAATAACTTTCTTCGTTATCAATTTGTTCGTCTATACTTAAAAATATACTATTAAAAAATATTTCAACTATTTTTTTATCCTCAGGATTTTGGCGCATTTCGTTTAATCTATGTTCTGGTATACGTATATGTCCTCTAGTTATATCTATTGATCTGCGTATTGCACCTTTAATTCTTTTAGATAGAAAAGATTTAATTGTTTTTTCAGGATCTTCTGATTCAACTATCTTACTCATTTCTATTTTATCAACTGCAGCAACTAATCCTTTACTTCCTTCTTGTATAAGGTCAGTTATATCTAATATACCTGATGCTTGTTGTGATGTTGCAAATTTATGTGCCATGTTTTCTACTAATGGTAAGAATCTTATGATTAGCTCATCTCTAGTGTAAAGATCATACGTTTGTTTATCTTCTGGCATACTGTTTTGTAAATCAGTTTTATACCGAATGTAGTTCTTTACATTATATTTTTTCATGTGCTTAAATCATAGAGTTCAATAAATTTTTTTCGGTTTTTAATTGGTTATCAAGGTTTCTGTACACGGTTCGGGTTGAACAGCCAAGCATCCGTGCGATGGTTTGAACTGTTATGCATTCATGCATATCGTGTATAGCATTCATGCATTCATATATATTTTCTTTTGTTGCAATCTTAGATCGACCAATTAGTTTGCCTACAATACTTAACTTTTCTGATCGGGTTAACCCAGTAATATCATTGAATATTATTTTACGCGATTTATTTTTTGGTGGTCGTTCCAAATCTAATTTATAAATGTCATTAATAATACTCATCAATATATCCTCAGATATTTCAAAGGTAATAAAATTATTTGGTTTATATGCAATATGTTTGCATAAACTTTTAAATCCTTGCTCTGATAGGTTAGGATTTAAATATGTTAACACAAGTAAATGCCATTTCAAAGATCTATATGTATTGATCTTAGCTTTGCTTCTGAATAGTTCGTAACATTCATGCGTGCCGTCTTTATAAAACTTTCCCCATTCAAATACATTAGAAGGTTTATCTGTAACTGGATCTCTCCGATATATTATTCTATTATTATTTAAATATTCCATCCTGCGTGACATTAGCCTGCTACTCGTTATATATTAATTAGCTTACGTCGCATCACATTTCAAGAAGTTTTAGCCTTTGGCTATACTTTTTAATAAGGTCTGCTTTATGTTTTAATATTTTTACTGGTATAATACCGCTGTGATTATAAGACAGAACGTCTTCAATTATTTCTTGCCTTAATAAGTATATATTATTCCATATATAATCTTTATGATCTTTAGTTCTGTTTACCCAGATTACAATTTGTTTATTACCTATTTTAATTTTCATAATATATTATCAATTTTTCTTTGTATATGTTCAAGCCTTCGTTTAATTATACTTGCTCTTTCATATTGTTCAGACTCTTCACACTGTTCTAACAATTCGCTTAAGCGGCTATGTTCGTCTAGCAATATTAAGAAATTATTTCCTTCGCCGGTAATTTTTTTATATAATTTATCTGCAATCATTTCAGCAATTACTTTAGCTTCCTTTTCAGTCATCAGTTGTTTCTATTAATTTATAGATATAATTTAACACCTTAAGTTCTGTCTGAGCACCTTCAATAAGGCTATTCATTTCTTCACGTGTAATATTACCTTTAAACACACCGCTTTTAAGTTCACGACGTAAATCGTTTAAGTGTATATTGGCGTGTATTACTTTAGCATAGATTTTATTGTTTGCTCTTTCTTTAGTTGTCATGTTTAAATTGTTTATCATCAATTATATTATCAAGTTGACTACGTAAAACATCTGTAAATTTATGCCCCATTGATTCCATTTTAATTAAACAATTACGGGTAAAGGTATACATTTCTTTATTTTGTAATAATTTAATTCTATATTTATCACGGTAGAATCTATTAGGATCAATGCTTTTAACTTGCAATCGCATTTTATTATCCAACTGTTCTTTTAGTTTTAAATATTTATTGTGATAATTTTTTTCCCATAAAGGATTAATTACATTTTCAAATAATTTAAGACCGTGAATAACGGTTGCGTGATCTTTGCTTACTGTTCTTCCAATAGAAGTTAATGATTCTCCTGAATAATCTTGAGCTAATTTATAATAAATTGCTCTGGGATACACTACATCACGTCGGCGTGTAGTTTCTTGTATTCTTTTATTAAATGCGTTGTTTACTGCGTTTCTAATAGCTATCGAGTTCATGTGGTTTTGTTTTTGCGTGTGGGTTAATAGTTGGTTGTTTCCATTTATATCCTAATATGGGATGTATTTTGTAATCGTGTACATCCGAAAACATTAATTCTTTTTCTTTTTTCATTATACTATTTCTAAATTAAGTTCATGTGCTACGTAATTAATGTGTCTGCTTGTTGTAGGACTGCTTGCGCCTACGCCATCTACCCACCAAGGCATTTTCTTTAGTGTGTTACCGTAGATTGTTGCAACGTGTGTATCATATGAAATAATTGCGTCGCCACATCTTTTAAGGTTTTGTTTGTATCTGTCAAATCTTACTGGTCTCATAGTTTTATAAATGTTAATGGTTTAATATATTTGTTAATGAATTTGCCAATTGATTCAGCATTGCGCATGCCTTCAAACATAAAGGGTTCAACGCTTTTGTAAAGGTATTCTCGGTTGTTTACAAATGTAAGCGTAAGCTCACTGGTTTCGTAGTTGTACTCCGCAAGTTTAATTGCTGCAGAGTTTACATTGATTCTTTCTTTAATTAGTTTTTTCATGGTTATTTAATTTTATTATATTATCAAGGGTCTTGCGTGTTAATTCTGCAGATGGTATTCCGTCTACAATATCTGTTGTTATATCTTTGGGGTAATGTTTAAATATGTTTTCAATTACCCCGTCAAGTACATGGTCGTCCAGCTCGTTGTTGAGTGTGTAGTGATCGGTCTTGTTCTTATATGTAATTGATAGCTTACTCAGTCCCATTGTCGTCTATGTTTTCGCTTAGCCATCTTTCAATCTCGTACTCGTCCATATATTCATCTACATCATCCATAAGAATTTTAGCTCCAGGAATATTTTCAGCAACTTGTACTATGCGCTCCATGATGGTATTAAAATCAGGTTGGTAATAGTATACATCATTTTCCCAGTTAAGACAGCCAGGGTCTTCAGTTAAAATATAAACATTGTATCCGTCTGCTGTCATGTACTCAGTTAATTGTAATTCATTATCGCAATAGTTGTCAAAGTTTGTGATAGTTACTTCTAAGTGTTGTTCTAGTCTTTCTAATGGTGTCATAATTTTTGGTTTTAAGGTTTATAATATTGTACGGAGGAGGAGGAACATTACCCTTACTTCATCTCGAGATTTTATTTGCCCGTCGGCAATCCCCCGTAGTTGATTACACATATATGTATGTGTATA